GTCTGAATCGATATTATTAAACACTGATCCATAGCCTTTAACAATACCGTTTGATTCATCAATATCCTCTAATCCTATGGATGTTTGTTTGAAAATCATATCGTTTTACTTTTTCTCAAAATTAGTTTTTTATTGTATTCAAAATGCAGATACAAATATTTTTCTTCTAATTAAGATTATCGGGAATAAACTCTTGATATACTATATTATTTGTTTGTCCAATTAATGGTTTTTTATGTAAATTCTCACCATGTAATATCTCATCTGGTATCCCATCAGGAAACGCAAAACACCTATTAATTCCCCAAAAATTTAGGCAACTATTGCATAACTCACTATCAATTATTTCTTTATTTACGGGCATATATTTTAAGTTTATCAAAGAAATTTTTTAATACAGTTGGCATATTTTGTGGCTCACGATAATACATAACTAATGATTCTGCAAAAACTTCATCAATATCTGTAGATCCGTAATTACTAATTTTATATAAATCTTCTTTTTTTATATTTTTATAAATTGCTATATATTCATCTCTAATAGCTTTAGTCTTACTTGAAAATTCCATGATTCCATTTTCAAATTTACCAAATCTTGATTGAACAAGTGATCTATTAATTAATCCTAATAATTGATCTTCTATTGTATGTCCTAATTCATGAATAAATAAATCTGATCTCATATCATTTCTACTGATATGAACATGATATCTGCTGTAATTTAATGATTCTTTTGCATCTTTTAAATAATCTGGTGGTATTTTATTACCAAATGCCTCCCAATGATTAACTCGTTTTTGTGTTCTTTCTTTATAATTAGCAACACTTGATGACCATAATCTGTCTAATTCATCTTGTTTTAATTTTGATGCATTATATCTAATTAACTGTCCATTTGCAGATCCTAATTTTCTTGAACCATTATTTATAAAATCCAAAGGTTCTAATGCCCAATCATTAAATACCATTTTCATGGTTTTATTTATTTCGTTAGCAGTATCAAGTGTAAGACCTTTATAATTTACTGTTTTAGCTATTCCATTATCTACTGCCCATTGTTCTGCTTCTTTTATAGTTTTTGAATTTGACTCTATAACTGCTGTTTCTGCAACTATGGTAGTTAATACCTCCGGTGTAATTAATGCCTCTGATATTGCGCTTTGTACCTGTGCCTGTGCAACTCCAAATCCAATATCTGTAATGTTTTCCCCTGTAGTCTGGGCATTTGGTTTCGGAAATACACTAACACCACATCTGCAATTGATCACATTACTTGCTGATCCTGCCGGATCCCCTGCCCATTTAAGGAATTGCCCTTGAACAGAAAATTTACCGGCATTAGGTACCGTTTGCCCATTGGCTGCGCCATGGCTTGCCCTCTCTCTGCCATCTATTGATGTGTGCCATGTTTTCATTAAATCCCTGCCATCAAATACACTTTGAGCAGATACAATGGTGGCATAATTAGCAGCATTTGTGGCCTCTGTTCTTACTAATCGCTTTGCTTGGTATGTTGAATATTTATTAAACTGCGTTTTAAGCATCTTGGCTTTGACCTTTTCCCCCTGATTCATGAATGCAGGATCAGACATTAGTTTTTGAGTAACTGCAATTAATGTGTTTTTAGCTGTGCCACTGACCAATGTAACCCTCTGCGCCCCTACTTGTTGACCTACAAATGCAAATGATTTGGCCCAAATAGACATTAAATTATCTAAATCACTTGCCTTATTAAGTAATTTATCCACATTCTTGTAGTACCATAAAGCAAAATGTAAACCAATTTTACTGTACATTTCTGTGTACATATTGATCAAATCATTTTCCTTAAAAAATACTGATACATCTGTGGCTGATAATGCCCCCTGTCTGATAAACATGGCAGATGCTTGATCGTATTGATCATTATAAAACTTATAAAAATCTTTTACTGATGATCTTTCTGCCTTGGTTAATTGCTCACTAAATTTAGCTGTGTAATTTTCTTTGGCTGCCTTGATTTCCTTTTCTTGCGAATAAAGAGAATTGCAAACAGCTAATCTCTGATCCGATGTGGCAAAATCATTCACCACATTTGGATCAATTACACATCTGCCAATGAAATCATTTAGATCCTCATTTACTCTCGGTGATGGTAATGGCATATTATTTTAGATCATAATCAATGTCTAATGCCTTTGGATTCTCCAACGCATCTATACTAACATTCTGTGGCGCTAATGATGTTGGGATAAAATAGTCATTCATGTAGGCATTTACTTCATCTTTGCCATAGTTCATGGCATCCCTTTTCTCATTTGGTGTAATCCACCATGCCGATGCTAACTGTGATACCAACTTATCCACTTCTTCTTGCATCTCACTAATCATAGTGAAATCGAAATCTAAATACAGATTGGCCCCAAATTGTGGCACTAACCACCTATTCAATTCATCCCTAATTTTAATTAATTCTGGAATTACAGCATTTTGATACATGGCCTTTTTGGCCTCCTTCATATTGTTATAGGTAGATGAATCGGTATTATTAAGCAATTGCACCGGAATATTGTAAATGTTACATAGATCCTTTACGGTTCCATTGTACTGCTCAATTAATGATAAATCTGCTGCACTTAATCCGAAATTTACCCATGATAAATCCTTTGATGATACGATCACATCACCGGCATTATTAGTACCCTGATATTGTTTTCTAAAATTGTCCTTTAATGCCTGTGCTTGCACTTGGTTTATGGTTCCTTCCTTATCAATTAGCATTCCCCTTGATGTCTGATTTTGCAGATATTTTACACCTGTTGTTACAGCTTCATTGTTTGCCGTTAATACCCGTAAACCTGCACGCAATGGTGATTGACCATATAAGTTAGATCCTGCGCTGTTGTAATCCGGATTAAAATCTTTGATGTGGCAAATGTCCTCTGGATCAATTTCCTGTGTGGCATTATACCGGATCCTGTATCCACTAATTGGATCTAAAACCCCTTGTGAAACGATTTCCACCAATTGACTTGGCAAAACATATAGCTGACCAAATTTACCTTGGTTTGGGCCACTTGTTGGCTTAATCCCATAAATGTATCTGTTGCCGGTTAGTTTACCGAATGCAATCAATTCCTGCAAAAATGTGCTAAATGATTGCTCCGGATTTGGCCTTGTCAATAATGCTTCTAATGGACTATCTGTGATCTGTGTAAATGCTCTTTTGCGTAACACATTAGCTTTATACATTGCGCCACCATCCATAATTCCAGATGTCATGGCTTTATATTGCTTGGCTGTACCTTTGTCATTTACTTCATAGATCTGAAAAGGTATTGTGGTAGCTGCCTTGGTTATCAGGTTAATAATAGAATATACGGTGGCATTTCTTTGGTATCCATTAACGATAAATGATTGATCATTTTCCTCTTGCATAATAATACTTGTGCCTAACCATTGGTACAATAATTTATTATATGCCGGATCTGTTCCCCCTAAAGCCTTGATGATTGATTGTCTAAATGTATCTACTATGCCTGCCATGTTATCGCTTTTTTTTGTCAAAAATAATCAATTAAATTACAAAAAAATCATTCCTATTTTTATACTTTGAGTAAACCCCATACCGGATTGCATCCATTAAATGGTTCTGCTTGTCAATGGGTTTATTGATAATGGTTCCATCTTTAAGCTGTTCCCAAAAATAGAATTGAAATTCATTGTGTAAATTCTTGCTTTCAAAGCTATAATAAACCTCAAATTCCTTTAGTAAACTAATTCCTGCGTTTATGGATCCTGTGCCTTTTACTGCCCCTTTAGCTAAAATATCCATTTGCCTTAATTCCTCAATTGATTTCGGCTCTGCTGAATCGCAATAAAATAGATCCTGATCATAGCCATTGGACTTTATAAACTCTGCAATATCCCTGTTTGTCATCCCCTTTTTATAGCAAACCTCATGCAAATATAACCGATCTTTTACTTTGGCTATCTGCACAATAGCTGTAGGATCCTGTGCATATCCAAAATCCAATCCATAAAATATTTCATCAAACTCTGGGAAATTATCTTTTGGAATCTGTTCCCATTTAGGAAATATCTGCCTTTCGGAAAATACTGCCCTTTTGCCTTCGCCATACACTCGCCAATAATCTGGATCCCTTTCCTTTAATCTTTCTATTTCTGCTACCAATTCAGCAGGTAAAAACTTATTATCTAAATATGTGGTGATCCATGTTTCGCAATCCTCACGATCTATAACCTGATCATATATCCAATGTATGGGATCTGATGGGTTAAAATCTATAATCATTTCATCCTCTGTCCTCATTAATAACTGTCTGTAGTCTTCGTAGTCTAACTCATTGCCCTCATTGATATAGCAAATATTACGTTTCCGGCCCCTGATTTTTTGTGGTTCATCTACGGATAAAAACTCCACTGTATGATGGCCAAATGAATATGTGTTTTCGGATTTGTTGTGATTGCCTAAAAATAAGATTCCCAACTTATCAAGAATTTCCATGAAATCCCTTTGGACTGATCCTTTGATGGCCGGCAATGTCTTGCGCACAATACTGACCACTAATGGTTTTTTAGTGCTTGTTAGCTTGTAGATTAGGTATTGACATATCGCATAGGTTTTACCGGATCTGGTGCCACCTTGATGTACCTTGATTCTTGCCTTGCTGTTTAATGTTTGGTAAAATTGTACATTGCATTCCTGTACTACTCGTTTTCGATCTTTGCCGGTGTCCATTCGATGATTGATGATTCTACACCTGTTTCGTGTTTGATTTCTGTTCTCTCCACATATCCTCTGCCCTTACCTTTTGTTTTTAAATGGAATATGATCGCCACTATGTTTTCTTTCATAATCTGGCTGTGCAATTTGGTTTCTGACAGATCTAATGCAATATCATTTATTTCCTCTACCTGTTGTTTATACACCGGATCTGTATTCATCCATAGGTAATGTGTTGTGCGTTCAATACCGACCAACTTTGCAGCTGTAGTTACGATCCCCAACGATTTTTCCAATGCTTGGATCATTCGTTTTTTATTCCCTGCTGTTGCCTTTGGCCTCCTCATTTGCTTAATCTTACATTATAACCCTTTTCAATCAATTCTGTGTATGCTTTCTGCCTTGATTCTTCATCGTTAAATGTCAACTCAACTAAAAATAGATCCACCGGTGATTCCTCTGGTTCCGGTTCCAATGTCGGTTCAAACACCGGCACATCTAACCCCCAATCATTTAACAGGTGTTCATCCCATTGGTTTGCTAATATATCCCAATCCCATTCACCATAACCAACATTATCTTTAATTATAAATTCTTTTTGCTGATCAGCTGTTAACATGGATGCTTTAATAACCGGCACCCTTTTTAATCCGGCTTCAATGCAGGCTTTTAATCGCATATTACCACCCAACACGATCATATATTCATCTACAACGATGGGCCGTAGCGCTAACATTTCGGGAAAATCCTTTATGGATTTCACCAATTTAGCAAATTTGGTATCCTTAATAATCCTTGGATTGGATGGATTAGGGATAATTAGCTTAATGTTTACTTCCTCAATCATTATTTATTCTTTTCATCTATGATCATGTAAATCATAAATATTATAAATGCAAATAATATGCCACCAAAAAAGATTGATTCTATGATCAGAATATCCATCAATGATCAAAACCAATTACAAACTCCCATATAATCCATGAAAAGATTAATACATCATTTCTGTTCTTTTTAGGCAGATTAATGCGAATTGATGGCAAAACTTCTATAGTGTGCCTTGTTGTTTTAATTCCGAAATATGTCATAATTTATTATTTATGTGTCTTTTTAAATACCAAATGGCTTTTTCTAAATCCTCTCTTTCATTACCTTTCCTGCCTGATCTTAAAATGTACTTAATGGCATTACCGGTATGAAAAGATAAATTGAATTGTTCTATTATATCAATAGGCTGTGGCCCTGTTATAGTCTGATAATGTGGTGGTTTATTCACCATATCTGGCTGATCATTGTAATTCATATTATATTGTTTAGGTTAATAAGTGCTTTTGTACCTGCTGTTATTCCTCACCCAACAGCCATACAAATGTAAAAACTATTTCCATAGGTTTGACATAGGTTTCTCCCAACAATCTACACCGTATGATTTTAGCAAAATATTTATATGCGTATTTAATGAATCCTTATGAATTTGATCCATTGTATCCATTTCCATTCCCAGAATAAAAAAAGATTCCATGGCAGTACAAGCATTTTGGAATGTGTCTAATGCCTGTAATAATTCATCACCTGATTTTTCCGGTGGAAATAATGTTTTGTTTGCCCTTTCTAATTCTTTAATCAGATGGTTTGTAGCTGATTTAACAGACTGTTTATTGGCCGGATGCCCGATCCATCCACCATCAATAAAATCAAGCAGATTTTGGCATAATGCAAAATAGGTCAATTGTCTAATTTTGTTTTTCTTTTTGTCGTAACTCATTGATTAGGTTTTTAAATTTTTGTAATCTGATAAATGCCATCTTTCGATCCTGTGGGCAATGGCTGTTTAAACGATCCATGGTAACTGCTACAAATATTCGTGAATTGGTAATGTATTCCCAACCTGTTAGCTGAATATCTATGGATTCATTGGATAATAAGTATTGATGGCCCCAATCCCATGCAGCTTGATAATTAGATTTCATCTTAATATCTGTTCCTGTAGCTTACCATCCATGAATCCAGATCTGTAACCGGCATTATATTGATCAATGATTGGATCTGATTTATAGATCCTTAAAACATCAATTAAATCATCCAATGATCTGACTATTTTGTAGCAATATCCATGGTGTTCGACCATTGATTGAAATCTTTTTTGGTTTGGCTGTTGCTTACCATCTGCAAACTTAACTTCAATGAACAGGCCATGGTGTGTGTTATTAGCCAAAACGATAAACAAATCAGCTGCACCGGCTTTTAATCCTTCGGCATTTAATGCTCTACCTACCCTTGGATGTCTTAAACCACCGTTTGGAATGCTAAAGAAATCATAGCCATTCCAATCAAGATACTGACATAGAATTACTTGCAGGTGATGTTCTTCTTTTTTCATGTTGATTATGGTTTATGCTTATCCATGAATTTAATAAATCCGGCATGATCATAGATTTCTGAATCCACGATTTTTTTTTTAGCCTTTGGAACATCCATAGCTAAAACTATTGCAGTTATTACAATTATTATAGCTGTACATAAAACAACAAAAAACGGATGTATGATCTTATTCATATTGCCAAATAGATTAAAACTATTGAAATGGCCAATATAGACCAAAAATTAATTTCAGCGCTTAAATCGGCTGATGATGTTTTTTTACCTTGATTTTCCATACTTTGTTAATTGTTAAATTTCGATTTGTTAAATGTTTCTTTTACTTTTTTCCATCATTATGTGTCAATTGTGTCATTAATGATGAATTTTCCCGACATATAACATTAATTATGTTTTACATTTTACCGTATAATTGTTAATTGTCTTGTTGTTTATAGGTTTCGTTGTAATATTTTTCTGATGTATAATAAGCATTTAACTCATACAATTCTCCAATACATCCATCAGTAAATGCATCTTTTATTTGCTCTTTCTCCATTTGTTTGGCTTGTTCTTTCCATTCAGTAGGTATTGCATATCCTGCAAAAAGAAATCTATTATATAACCATTCTACTGCTGTTTGTTTAGTTTTCATTACTTTATAAATTGTTTTTGACCTTGTGAAACTAAAATTTCATTAATTATATGCATTGTATCTTTTATTAATTCAGTATAAATAGGATCATCCAATTTTTGCATAGTTCCCCATCCATATTTTTCTATTAATATTCTTTTAACTTTTGTTGCTGTTATTTTCATAATCTTAATCTTTAGTAATTAACCTACCATGTTTTGTGTATTTACCTTTTTCCATATTATCGATGTAAATATCCTCATGCGTAATGATCCCAAAATCTCTATTTGGTTTGAAATTTACTGCTTTAACAGGTTCATTTTTAGGATATAAAAAATAAATAATGCCTGTAATGGCAATAATGCTGATAACTTTTTTCATTGATTAGGGTTTTAGTTTAAAATAATTGACCATTTTGATCAAATCTGACATCCATATTAACCATGGATTGGATAAATTCTTTATAATATGCGCTTTTATATGTCGCATCAAGTTCCACTTCACTTAAAGATGATATATAATTTTTTGATTTGATACGATTTTTATCCGATTCTGGACATTCATAAAGACCAAATTTTACCAAATCATCATAAAGCTGATACAACCCACCGGCAATCCATTTAAAATCTTTGCCCATTTTAACCATCAGATCTGCATGATCATTGGCATTATTTATGGCCATTATTTTTAATTCTTGATCTGATGGTACCGGTTTAATAGTTTCCATTTTTGGCAACTTTGCAAGTTCTGCCAATTCAACCTGTTTGCGTTCTATGTATTTCCGGATCCATTGCACAAAATTGGATGAATTAAAAAATACCTGCTGATCTTTATTTAAAAATTCACCGTTTAACCCCATTTTTAAACCGATCATAATTTCATCTTTTGTTAGATTTCCAAACAATTCCAGATCATCAGTTAAAATAACTATTTGCGCCATGTCCTCATTTTGATTTTCTGATCTTAATGATAATTTCATTTTTGCAATGGCCCAGATCTGTGTGGCTAAATCTGTTTTTTCACTTGGTAGCATTAGCATCAATTTTGTAGATGCCTGTGCTTGTACTATTTTGTTTTGCAGATTGCTGATGTTAATCGCCGATTGCGAATGGATTTTTATAAGTTCCGTTTTCATGTAGTTTTTGGATTTGTTGTCGTGCTAATTCTATGTTTTCTAAATTGGTTTGATGCTTGCCTTTTGTAATATTATTAATTTCTTCTTTTTTAGCAAAAATTCCATTCCAATTATTGGATATTGAATGATCAATGGCTTTTTCTAATTGATCATCTGTGGCCGATTCCCATGTTTTAATTAATGCCTGTTTTCCAATAGGTTTATAAGATTGTTTTTTCTCTTTTTTATAGTCGAACCATTTTTGAAAAATCAGATCTCTATTAGACAAAATTTGTCCAATGTCCTTATCTTTCTTACTTATATTATTATGTATATACTCTTTATTACTTAAATCTTTATTACTATTATTTGATGGTTTTCCTGCTATAGGATTTTCCTGCATAGGAATTCCTGTATGTAGGGATTCCTTTATAGGAAATTCATGCAGTACATAGTCTGTAACCCAATATCCAAAATCTGCTTGGTACCGGATTCGTGTCAAATAACCTGCATTTTCTAACTCTTTTAGTGCAGCTGCAATGCTTGGTTTTCCTTCTTTTACTTGGCTTGAAATTCGTTCCACAGAAAAATCCCAATCATCCGGTTTTGATTGTATGTAAGCATAGATGCCCTTGGCTTTAAACGATATTTGATCGCTGTTTAATAGCGCATTTGGAACCGTTCCATATCTGTTTTTAATTCTTATTTTCTTCATAATAAAAAAGACCATCAATTAAATCCCCCAGATCTCACCTTGGGTTCAATAATGATGGCCTTTAAGACCGTTTATAGCTATGTTGTGAGATCGCTAAAGTTTACAAATATACTATTTATTTGATGATCGCAATGGCATAAAGTTAAAAAACCCTGCATATTGTGGATGATCATTAACAAATTTTCTTGCATAATAAGCTGTGTAATTATTGCTGATCTTATAGTATTCATTGGTTTTTATCCTTTTGTGCCACCGGATTTCTTCAACTATTCGTTTAAATCCCATTTTAATTATACCTTTTTTAATAAATTCCTCTGCAACATTTTTGTAAACTGCATAAATCTCTGGATGTTCTTGATCGTACTGTTGGAATGTTTTCATTTGCGTAAAAAGAAAAAAACTAATACAAAAATATAAAATTCACATCCTACCAATACCATGGCAGGGATCATGGATTCAAACCATGAATAATTGAAAACACCTGTTAGCTTTAAAAAAATAGCTACAAATGTAATCACTAACAATATCTTTACTAATGGATTAAAATTAAAGTTAAATATCATATTCCTAAATGATCATCAATGTGATTGAATTTATTATAAACTGCGTAACGGTTATTAAGGTATATCAATAACGATTTTTCCTCAATTTTAGCATCATTTGGTAGGATGCCATTTCGTTTATATTTCAAAACGACTTGCGTAATTTCTTCTATTAATTCAAGATTTCGTATTTCTTCAATCTTGATTCTGTGCAATGCCGACATAACCTAACTTAATATAGTTTAATTTAAGCTGCTTATCAATATGTGCAAACACCTGATTAAAGGTGTACCCTAATTCATTTTTTTTCATTTTCTTATGTATTTAACGATTGACATTATAGGGATCCCTATGGATTTTCCCTCTGTTGTTTTAAAAAATAATGTACGATTCCCTTCGGTGGCAAGTTCTAACACTCCAGACAGATAGGCATCTTTATTACCTAATTTATATTGAATATCAAATTTACCTCCCAATTCTATGTCCTTATGTTTAAAGACTGAATTAGCTACCGAATAAATGGCCCTTAATTCGCCATGTCTTGTTGTGTATTGACCTACTATTTTTCTCATAATTAAATAATAAAGGCCGACATTTCTGCCGGCCTATGTTTAAAATGGTAAATCATCATCTAAATCCATTGGCTGTGGTGCTTTTGTTGCCACCATATTTGCTTTAGGATTGATTTCTGTCTGTACTTTGGTAGTATTTGCCATTGGCAGTTTAAAATTGCCTAAAATGGGCAACTTTTCGCCACTTTCCCTTTCTTCTTTGGATTGGCTTTGTGTAATAAATCCATTATTACCATATTTATCTGGGATTTCATTCACAAATCCTGATAAATTTAGCCATGAATTGCCGTTTTTGTCTATTGTTAATCGTGATTGATCAATCTTATTAAAATTGATGCTAATGTTTGTTAACTGTCCCATAATTATTTAACTGTTTTTTTAATTGATGTTGTAGATTTTTTTGATGCCGGATAAAATTCATGTGCTTCACCTGTGTCCGGATCCACTGTTGTGGTAAAATTGGTAATGGCCTTACAGAATCCTTCAATTTCCTTTTGTTGCCTTTTAAGGAAACTAATTTGATCCTCTAAATCATTCCATTTCTTTGTGGCTGTGTAATCATACGATGTGCCGACCTCTGCTATGGCAAATTCAACTCCATGCACATTGTGTTTGCCACCTAATTTGTGCAGTTCATCAATGGATTTCTGCTTGATTCCCTTATCCACCGTTTCAAATAAGATTTGAAATTTAGATATGATGGCCAATTGCACCAATGGATCCTTTAAAGATACATCAAATTCATCCACCATAACTTGCGCCTGATGGATAATTTCTTGCTTATCCATGTTTATAATCATGGATGGTTTTAGTGTTAATTCATTTTTCATGATAATTCAATTCTTCGTATTTTTATTAAATTTTTAACTTGCTCAATGCCTTTATATTTTGGATCTAAACATTTCCATAATTCTTTTATATCATCTATGTTTTCACAAGCATCTAATGAATTAATTAATTCAATCCTTTCATCATTAGATAATTTAATTTCCTCTACTACTACATTAGGTTTGGTTTCAGTAGATGTTGCATCAGAATCTTTGTGATCATCCAAAGCAAATAATCCATTCAACGCATACTTTCGTGAGTAACTGCCTGTCGTTCCGGAAATCTGCGCAGAATCCATGCCCTTTTTTTCCTCTGGTTCTCTGGCATAAGATGTGGCGCTGTAGGACTTTTCGCCATTGCTGATGGTGGCTGTGGCTTTGATGTAATATCTTTCGCCTATGATCACCATTTCATCGGATAGGATCAAATGGTATCCCTTGGGATTTATAATCGGCTTAACAGCTTCTATGATGTTTTCAGCTGACCTGTACGCATACTTACCAAAGGAATTAAATTTATTCTTTGGTGCTTGGACTTCGGCCTGTATAATGGCCAAATCATTTTTTGCATTCATTTTACTTATTGGTTTGGTTTAGGATGTTAATAACTTTTTCTATTTCTGAATTGATCACAGGATCATTTACCTTTCGGCTAATAATACTCTGGATGTTATGGGGTTTAAACTCCCTTGCACTATGTGGCAGATATCCCATTTTATTTAGATTCTCTGCCACCATTTGATGTATTTCGTACTGCTTTACTTTACGCATGATTGATTTGATTAGATTGGATTGGATCCGGTATATCCATGATCTGTATTAACCGGCCCCTAAATATGCGCCATTCTTTATCTAAAAAGGATTGCGCCTCATTAAAGGTGTAAAACTCCCTGATCACCGTATAATATCCGGCATCATCACGAAATTTCATTTTTAAAATAAACGATTCTTCATTTTTCATGGTTTGATAATTGGTAGGATGTGAAACAATAGGAAATAAAAAAATGTGTAAATAGCAATGCCACCGTATAAACCCTGTGGATCCTGATGGTGGAAATCTGTGATGTAATTAATGATTTTTTTCATGGTTTGATAAATTAAAAAATGCCATGGAATCTGCCATGGCACAGGATAAATATTTTAAACTATTGATTCTTCTTGATTTAACCCTATTATGTGTATTCTACTTTTAGTTACATTACATAATGTATCTGTCAATGTGTAAACATTATAATGCATTTTGCATTTTTTAATTACAACAATTGATTTTTTTACTTCTGAAACAACTCCACAAATACATCCATATTTGTATGAACCTCTAATAAAATCGCCTACTTTAATTGAATTTGTCATGTTTTTGTTGGTTTGATTGTTTAACATGATGTAAATGTACACCCTTATTTAATATTTCCAAAACATTTTAAAACTTTTTTAAAAAATAATATCATAATTATCCAATAGGTTTTTAATAGGTAACCTATTTTTTACCTATTTTTTAGGGGCATTAACAGGGAGTACTCCCTAAATATAAGAAAAAAGCACCTAAAATTAGATGCTCTTTTGCTTTTTACCCTCAAACCATACTTAACATTTAAATTTACAAAACTTTTCCATCTTTAATGATCATGTTATGCACATTGCTTTTGCCATTTTCAATATCTACAATGGCAAAACCTTGATTATGTTGGGCCATTACCATATATTTAGGTGATGTATATGTCAAACATCCGGTGGTGTATGTTTTAATTGATTCTTTAAATCCTGTTTTCTTCATGGCAAAACTTGTTTTATGCACATGCCCCATTAAAGCATTGCACATTACCTTGTTCATTAAATTTTGCGCAGGATTAGCGCCACCGGATCCATATAATTCATGGCCATGTAGTACTAACAGATCCCCCATGTAACAACCTTGCCAATCTTGCACCATGATAAATCCTAACCTCTCCAGATGGAAAAATATCTCAAATTGTAGATCATGGATTTGTGCGAATTCCTCTGCTTGATTTTGTAGGATTCTGGCATACCGGTTCTCATGATTTCCTAATTTAAAATAGATTGGAATGTGCTTAAAAATATCTCTCATTCTTTGCATGAATTCTCTGCACATATCCACTTCCCTTGGGAAATCCCTAAGATCGGGGTCTTTAATAAAGGATGATAGGCTATATGTATCAAAAATGTCCCCATTAAGATACAGGCAATCAATTTCTTGTTTCTTTAAATAGCTAATTGCACAGGCCAATGATTCACGATGGTGGAATGGCACATGAATATCTGATAAAATTCCAACCTTTTTAAATTGATTTGGCAAATAGAACGGTAAATGATCCTTACCTATTGATTCAGCTATACCAAAATAGTCTAAACTATCTAAATTGTAATCTTTAAATTCAGCTGTTTGCTTGGTGCTTTGCTTTTGTATAAATTCATTTTTTGCTTTTAATGTAATGCCTTGCATTACCATTGCATCTTTCAACATTTTAGGATTTTTATATCCATAATCTTGGTAATGCTGCTCGTGAAAATTCTTTAGATTATAATGGCATTTGAAAAAATGATCTCGGATTATATTGTATTTTTCTTCTTTACCCATGATTAGTTTTTTTCAAAATTAGTCAAATAAACAAATACAAATCACAAATGTAAATTAACAAAAAAGACCACTAACAATGTTAATGATCTTTTTGCATCCCAACCTAACCAATAAACAACCCGATTAAAAATCGGGCCATTTATACAAACACAACCTATTTACTATGAAAACAAACTAAACTATTCCTGATAACTAACCCTGTAATTATTGGCAATATCTGTATAATTATTAGGGATATGACACCTTACAGTATACACATTTGATTTAACTGATAATTTAATGGAATCCATGATCGCTGAATCGGTTTCTGGTGTGGCAAAATTAATAAAAAATTTATTTGCCATACTTAACATATTGTATTGAACCTGATTGTAAAAATCCCCTTCATAGGTTTTATTATATTCCCTAAAATCGTTAATCCTTTGCTGTGTTACAATTTCTTCAATCACTTTGGCTGTAGAATCTTGCGCCCTTTTAAAAGTATTATTAGTAAAAAATGCCCCTAAAAATATGAAATCAGGAACACTACTTTGATAAATTCCCTCATGTTCCATTAGATCTGTAGCTATAAAAGATGTATTTTGAACCCTAATAAATAGAATCTCTTTATACACATTTTGCTCTGTATCAATATTTCGTAAAACAAAATTATCAATATAGGTAGCTGTGTAACTACCTGATGCATCTATATAAGTTACCCCAATTCCTATTTCCATAGGGCCACCATCTGGCGCTGCACCTGTGGTAATTTTAATTACTTCATATTCTCCCTCGGCATCTAATATTTTTTCATCATTCCATATAATTGTTCCGGAATTACCCCATGATTGATTTACTGTTGACCAATACCAATAATTACCTGAATTTAAGTATCTAATATAATACGGAATTCTGGTGCCGTTAAATCCACCACTTGCCTCATCTACATTAACTGAAATTAACAATTGGTATTGATTTCCTTTTACAATATTTAAACCACCGGTGCTATGCAATTTCTGTGTATACGTTCCTAATACTGTCGTAAATTCAGTAAATCTATAGCTTTTTAATCCGGCAAATGGCACATCTGAAATCGTATAAGATCCAGAATCATTAGACCAATTCTCTAAATCAAATTCAAAGGATCCATTATAGTTTAGATCTATTTGCTTTTGTTCAATATTAACTATTTCTTGATACCTTTTTACAGGCCGTTTAATTTCCCTAACTAAATTATTATTAATTGGCTGCGCTTGGCTTGGTGCTATGTAAAGCATTGATGGCTGTATGGTAGATTGATAAACCCCTAAATAATCATAAATTAAGTATTTTATTTCCTCTGTTCCACCGGCTAAAAATGCTTGTTTAGCAGCTAAAATACCATTACCTGTGTATGTGCCATTTTGAATACCTGCTATAATTCTTTGATCCCCATAAGATGATGAATTAACTATGTACCATCTGCCATAACTTTGAAAAATCTTGCAATTAAATCCAATTAATATTGATCTCAATACGGTTTTGGCATCCCAAATAATATAATTTTTGTGAAACATTCCTGTTTTTTTAATGTTCACAATGTTAAATACATTTGCCCATTCACTTTCTGCTGATCCTCTAATGTCATTAGATATGTAAATGTTAAAATCTAAATTTAAATAGTTTAAATTATTGTGAATAAATTTCCACAATGTTGGATCAGCTTCACCATTTGCCGGCATCCATGTATTAAATCCTTCTAACGATCCTAAACCATCTGTGGCATTTATTGTTAATGGATATGGCTTTGTCGTTATTGCTTCGATGTAAATATCATTACTAATAAATCCCATCCAATATAGACTATAAACACCTGCTGATGATTCATAAGATATTTTTAATAAATATTCTCTTTCATCATATTCATAGAAATTGTCATAAGATACCGTATCTGTTACCATTAAATGTAAAGATGCGTTTGATCCAATTAATGGCTCATAAATATCATTATCTGCTCGCCATTCTATTGTTACCGGTTCCCCTTGGCAAACCATAGGCAAAACAGATGATACATAATCTTTTTTAAGGATCTCTACCTTTCTTTTATTGCCTTTAACATCTGAAAATTCTAATCTGTATTTAACACCGTATGCCATATTTATCCAATTCTATTTCGTGTTTTTTCTGCCCTTTGTAATGCTAAAATTAAATCTTGGCCTCTCACTACAAACTCCCCAGATAAATTCATGTCATTGCCTCCACCAAAATCCATCATATTCTGTAGTTTAGATAATGGCGCAATTACTTCCGGATTGGATTTAGCACCCATGTATTCACCCATTAAACCCATTGTGGGGCCACTAACTATACCACCTTTAGCAAATGCGCTAATTCCTGTAAATGCACCCTGCACCACCCCCATTGCAGCTGCAATAAATGGCGCTAATGCTACTAATCCTGCCGGCCCTGCTGCTGCTGCTGCATTTGTACCAATGGTAACTGCATTCGCTTGTGATTCTGCATATTTTGTAGCTACTTTTTTCTTACCGAAAATAGATTCGGCTATGGCCATTGCACCCATTTGTATTAATACATTTGCCATTGCGCCTATAAATCCTTCTAATCCTGTCTTGGCTAATCCAAATGAATTTACAATACTATTTCCTATGCTTTGAAATACTTGCTGTGTGGTATTTTTTAGCATATCCATTGCCTGCATATACATATTAAATTGCTCTGATTGTAATGCTAACTGTTCTTGTAAAACTATTGTACTTGCTGTAATCCCTTGTTCCATTACAGCAAAAGGTGTGGCAATATTGCTCACTTGACCATATAACTTTTGCAGTGATGTAAAAAATTCACTATTTGTAATATCATAACTAAACCAACTTTTTAATAATTTTCCAAATTCTTGACCTCTTGATGATTGTGTGGCCATAAACTTTTTTAATACACTTTCTTGTTCTGATGTAATGGTTTTATTTACCGATTGTAGATCATTAAATATATCTTTATTAAGATCATTAATCTTGCTACCTAATGCACTAAAATCAAATTTAGCTGCTGCGCTTTCTTCATTTCCACCTAATACACCTAAATCAGGACCTTTGCCTAAATCAATTTTTTGCGCTTTAGTTAATTGCGCTATTATAGCTTTATTTTCATTATATAATTTAGCCTGTTCATTTCTTGCTGCTGCAATTTGTTGTGGTGTTCTCTGCATTGGACTTGCAGTATTTGGCCCCGTAATTAACTTTGGCTGATTTAACATTCTTGCTTCTTGATCAAGCAATGCAATTTTTTTCTTTATAGCTTCATTAGTTGCTAAAACTACATCAAGATTCTTTTTTTGATCCTCTGTTAATTTATTTGTTTCGCCTAATGCCTTGTTATAATCATAGGCTGATTCAGCGACATATCCTAAACCTGCTATTAATACACCTAATGCGCCTCCCTTGCCTATTGTTAAATTAAATTTACCTGCTGCACTTGTTAATAATTTAAATCCGGTTAATACTTTTGGCAAAATAGATCCTGCTAAAAATAATAATGGCCCTGTAGCAGCTGCTATTCCGGCAATGGTTAAAATAAATGTTTTTGTGGCAGGTGATAAATCACGCAAATACCCCAAAATAGAATTAAACTTTGTAATTATTTGTGTAACTGCCGGCAATATTACCGAACCAAATTGCACTCCCAATTCTTTTAATGATTCATTAAACATCCTCATTTGATTGGCTGCACCTCCACCTGTTCTTTCAAAATCGCCCTGTGCATTGGCAGTATTTTTCATAACATATTGGTATCTCAAAAGTACTTTTTCAGATTGTGTCATCTGATCTAAATTCTTTTTAATACCTTTTTCCATGGCAAACTGTTTTAAGTTTACCTCTGTCATTACAATACCCAATCTTTTTAATGATTCTGTTTCACCTGTAAAAACACCATTTAAAGCTGTTGTAACTTCTTCAATGTTCATGTTTTTAAATGATGCAAGATCACCGGCTAAACCTACCATTGATGTACTTAATTTGGCTGCTTGGCTTGTAGATAATCCCATAGATGTGGACATATCGCCAAATAATGCAGCCATATCTAATGCTGTTCCCTCTGCAATTCCAAATGATTTTAAGGTAGTTTTTGCAAATGCTTGAACATCTTTGGATGAATCTTTAAATGCTACATTAACTTTATTTAATGATTCTTCGAAATCAGATGCTAATTTAATCGCTGCCCCTCCGGCTAATGCTAATGGCGCTGTCAATCGTAGTGATAATGATTGACCTATGTCCTTCATTTTACTACTAAATCCTGCTAATTTCTTTTCAGCTGATGATAAGGCTGCCTCCAGATCTTTGGAATTGCCGTTTAAGAATATTTCTAATGTATTTGCCATGCCTCAAAGTTATAAAAAAAACCAATCCTTACTTTGATTGGCTTTTCTTGATTTGTTCCATAAATGCTTGTAATTCTTCCGGTGATGATTTCGGTGTACCCTTATTTAAATAAACATCCTGTGGCAACGGAAATAGTTTATCTGGTGTAATTAATTGTGATCTCTTTTTGGCTGTAGAATTGACTATCATCGTACTTTCAAATCTACTCATTTCCCAAAATAGATTCATTTTAATTGACCAACTTTCCCCTAACAACGCATTTTCTTTCCATGTATTGCGCCAAAAATGATCTGGTAGTATTCCTGCTTGACCAATGTAATAATCAAACATGGCATCCCATGTTAGGGGTTTTTCTACTTTGGGTTTTTTGTCGATTTAGATACGTTTCTGCGCACACCTGCATTTAGATCATTACCTAAAACCCTTGATTCCATCAAAGTATTTATAATAGTTCCTAATGCTTCCTGATCTATTTCATCCATCCAAGCACCTACAGAAAATTTATTGTAATCAATTTCATTATTATTTTCCTGATCGAAAGCAATGATACCGGCATAAACAAGATCACGCATTGTGGCCATGGATAAACCGGATCCAAATACCTTGTCAACCTCGGATATTTTAAATCCCGATGCTTCTTCAAATGCTGCCCAAAAATTCATTGAAAAATGTAATGTTCGAGTTTTGCCTCCCAATTCTAATTGGCAGTAACCTCTACGTTTGTTGACTTCCATTTGTTTTTATGATTAGATTAAATTCAAATACCCAACACCATTGCTGATGTTGGGTTAATATATTGTGCAAACTAAATTATGCGTTTGTCGATTTAACAATAGCACCTGTAATGGTGATAGTTCCACTAAAAGTTACTGCAGCTTCCATCTCACCTGTTTGCTCTAATGATGAAATAAATCCATCAGCTGTGTAGATTGAATCCCCAGATACAGATGTGCCGATAATTGCAGTTAATTGAGTTCTTGCAATTAACAAATCCAATAATTGCTCTGCATTATTAGCATCTGAATAATCTACCAAACCATCAAATGAAATCTCACCTGATTTTAAACCTGCAATTCCTTCCGACCAACCGGATGAATCTTTTGTCGTAGCATCAGCCACATCCAAATTAACTGATAATGTACATGATGTGGTGTGTCCTACCACTGTGCCTTCAACCTTTAAAACAAGATTGGTGCCGTTAAATACTCCTGCTGTTGCCATATTATTTGTTAAATTTTATTCCTCTTTTTTTGTGTAAAAATAGAAAAATATATCACACATTTTCCCAATTAATATTTATATTTTCCCAATTCGTAAAAACTAAATTCCATGGCAATCTCGGCTCCCAATAAACACGACCATCGATCACAATATCAAGTGAATATCTGACCACTGTTTCTGTTTCTGCAATTTCTTCTACAGCTGTTACATAGCCTCCACCAAAATAAAACATTCCGGCTGTTTGGAATACCCATTTAGTGTATTTTTTAGTAATCAGCAAATTGACAAATTGATCATAATTCATCTGATCGCTGTAATCTACTAAACCTTCCACCTTCATTGTAACAGATCGTTTACCTGCTATACATTCGGCCCATCCACCACTATTTTTATTAGTTGTGCTTGGTAAATCTAAATTCATTGATAATACTGCATTGGTGCTATGCCCTAAAGCTATATCCCCATTGTATACAATTACATTAGATCCATTATATAGTGGCATTTTCTTCTATTGGTGGCACCGGTTCTGGTTCCCATGGCAATGGCAAAGTAATTATTGGTGGATTTATCAAATCCTCTATTTGCTTGGCTAAATTAATGTCTAATGCCGGCACATCCAATGATTCCTGTAACCATCCACAAACAATGTCGTATGTTAGATCTGCATAAGGTATGTAGGTACTGCCCTCCATTTGGCTATATGTCTGGCATCCGTAAACATCAGCCATGTATTCTTCAAATGTTGCATTTCTGCGCCAATGTACATACACTACAAAATCTGTTTCACCTTCATAAGATGGAAAACATTGCATCTGGCTGATCACCCATTCATAGGATAAATCTGTGGTTTTAACTGCTCTAAAGTTCGACATCATCAATTGTTTCTATATCTTTAAATTTAACCCCTGTAACCCATCCATTTAAAAATGGATAAATATCTAAACCCTCTGGATTGTTTACCACAATAGGATCAAAATCAAATTCTGATAAATTAAGATCCTTACTTTGTTGATTCAATTTCTTTAAACCATCCTTTGAAAATGAATAACTGCCCTTTTCGTTTAGGATCAGGTTTCCATCTTTGTCCACTGATGCTGCATCTAAACGTAGTTCCTCTGCCTTTTCATTGTATTCATCCAAATGGACTTGTACTTTTTTAGCAATTAGGACTAACTTTTTTTGCCCTTTTGTCTTTCCATCTTTTGCATTATTATTTAAAAAATGCACTAAAACGAATAATTCTGCATAACTTTTTTTCATTGTATTATTGATTTGATTTATTGCAAAGGTAGAAAAAATATAATCGTAAAATTTAAACTATTCTAACATATCCACCATCATTATATAATTGACCACCACCTAATCCTGCTGATGATGATGGTATGTCTAAAGCAATTGTTGTAGTATTAATATTAATTTTTGATTTATAATTACTTCCAACACGAACCCCAAGCATTAAAGTGCCTGTATCTTGTGTGGCCCAAATTCCAGATATTAATTGAGAATCATAAGCATATCCTATGGCTATTCCCCTGTTTGTACTTGTATCTTGCATAAATCTACTCATAATATTAATTAAAGATCCTGATCCTATAAATGATGTATTAAATTGTGTAAATGTGGATGATATTGCATTTAATGTGTAACCTGTTGTACTTGTATTAATGTTTATACCACCTGTGGTCTTTTTTATAGTTACTCTTGTAGCTACCCCTGTTTCATCTATATTTAAATCGCCATTACCATTTATATTTATACCATAATTTCCTGTAGGGTTTATAGACCTAAATAAATTAATATGTGCATTATTATTATTAGTTATAATTACACCTCCTGTTGCAGCACTTGTTAATGTAAAATTCCCACTAAACGTAGCACTTGTTGCTGATATTGAAGAAGAAAACGTAGCTGCGCCTGTGGAGGCTGCAAATCCTAGAACTTGTGTATTATTTGCATATAATGCTAAAGATCCCGTTGAGTTATTTCCACTCATTCCAACAAAGCTAGACGTAGGACCAAAGTTTAATAATGCAGTAGTTCCAACAATTACACTACTCGAAAACGTAGCTATGCCTGTGGAGGCGATGGTAAGATGTGCAGTAGATGAACCACCAGCCGCCATTTTAATAGCACCCGATAAATAATCATTTAATATTGCAATGTCACCTAAAGTTCCATTATATATGTAAGTACTTCCTGCAGTTGTAATTTTATAAGTACTTGTAGTAGAGCTATATTTACCAATCTCCCCAATTCCTGCACTTGTGTTACTTAGAAAACTTGTTGAAACATAAGAACCTGTACCTGCAGTAGTATTACTAATTATTAAATTAGTTTGTGCATTTTGATTTATATTAAACGTAGCAGTACCGGCTACTAATAATCCATTTGCTGATGCTGCTGTGGTAGTTCCAATTGATAATCCACCATTACTACCTAATGTCATTGCCTGCGTAAAAGTTATGGCATTTCCTGCTGTTCCACTTGGGGCTGTAAACCATTTATGTTCTTGAGCTAATTCATATCTACCTGCTGTACCTGTATTTTTGTATTTAAATCCAGAATTAAATACAGTATTTTGCATAAAATATGCAGTATTTGAAAAAGCACCAATTGCAGTTGCACCATTTAATTCAATTACTCCACTAAATAATGTCCATGTACTTGGTGTAACTCCTAATCCTAAATTGCCATTTGCATCATTGATTAAATTAGAATCCCCTAATGTTGTTGCACTTGTAGCCTTTGGTATTTTATTTGTAGTTAATCCACCAATGGTGCCACTAACTGTCCATGATCGATCTGCTGTTAAATCAAATGAAATTCCATTAATTGTTAATGTTCTTGCATTTGTTACCGGTGTAAACCCTAATGCTGTTGTAACATTGCCACTTGTTAATGATAATGTGCCACCTAATGTTAATGATCCTGTGGTAGTTACTGTGCCTGTCAATGTTAAACCACTAACTGTGCCTGTGCCACTTACACTTGTAACCGTTCCTGTATTGGATGTTTTATTATTAAACGTATTCCAATCTGTGTTACTTAAATAGCCATTAACTGATCCAGATGCTTGACTAATTGAAATTACATTTGTCGTAATACTCAATGGGGCCGTAGCGCTTGTGATCCTATTTAAATAAGAAATATCCCAATTAGTGGTATCTGTTGTTGTTGGGATCTCAAATCCTGCTGTTAAGCTAATAACACCTGTAGTATTGGTATATGTTAAACCAAATGCAGTGGATGAAATTGCAGTCAATGGAATATAATTATCTGGATTGCTATCTAAATAATATAAATTACTGTCTACAGATCCATCAGCTTTTAAAAATTCTGTTGCTATGCCACCTGATTTCTTTAATGATGTGGCAATAATTGATCCGTTTACTTGGACCGTGTTAACATTATCGTTTACAATTGTACCAAATAACCATTTGCCATCGCTTGCAATTCTTGCACTTTCAATATCATCAGCTGTAAATATTACCGGATGTGGTGTATATGATCCAAATGTAACCCCACCATTTAAGGTACTAAATACCCCTTTGATTGAATTGTCCATGTGAGTTACCCCAATCATGGCAGCTGCTGAAATACCCTGTACAATAAAGTTTGTGGCACCGGCATAATATGCAGGCAATTGACCTATAAAACTATTCCCAACCGAATCGATCCCACCCTTTGCTGTTGCTGATCCATTGGTGTAAAATTTTATGCCTTGGCCTGCCCTTGTAGCTACGATTGCTGCATCAGATGTAGTATTTGCTTGCCATGCACCCGAAACACCAAAGATGGCCGTTTCTGTGCCATTCTGCCTTGCGCTAAATGATCCACCACCTGTTGCCCCTGTATTATCAATTATGATTTTTCCGTATGCCGTAGAATCTTTTGCATGGATCATGCTTGATGGCGATGTAACACTTAATCCTAAATTACCTGCTGCCGTTAATCTTGCTTTTTCGCTTGTTCCGGCATATAAAGTAATAAAATCCCCTGCTACATCTGTACCTATTCTAAATTCCCCTGTCGCATTAGTTCTTTTTAATATCTGATGTGTATCAATTCGGTAACTATATGCCCCATCAATGGCTATATTACCATTTAAAACGGTTAACATATCAGCTACCCCAAATGGATTTGGAATTATTCCAATCGTTCCACCTACAATTACATTTTCTAAATCATCAAAAATTAATGAATTTGAAATACTATTTGTGCCATCAAATCTTGGCACATAATTTATATCACCTAAACCAATTATTCCACCTGCATTCTCTAAAGCAGTTCCAAATTGTATGTTTCGCCATACCAAATCATCCTCATACCATTGTAAAATGTCTGTGTCTGTACGATCAATAACCTGCACATCATGTAGTTCCTCAATTTCGTAGCCATTATCTACCTTTACATAGATTTTACCATTATTTGCATGGGCATAAACCACAAAACCCATAATCACCGTATGATCTGGCGCTAATGGTTTTACATTTGTAATCTGTCCTGCAACTGTAGGTGATAAATAAAGTATATCCCCATCGGCCCATGTTTCCCCTTGCAGATCACCGGTGGTATCAATTTTATTAACTAATCCGGATGTTGTTATAAAACCTTCCTGATTGTTATCTATATCCTCTGTAACTAATCCTAATGTTCCGGCTGATGTTGCATCTGTAACAGCTAATGCCAAATCTACTTTTAATCTTTGGCCTTGCGCCCCACTTATGTAAACAGCTTGATAATTTTCCTCTAATAAATCATCACCGGTTTTATTTACCACCCTTGTAACTAATTCTTGACCTATTTGTAAAGTAACATTACCACCCTTTAACCTTAAATCAGCTGTGCCATCAGTATTATTCCATGACATTGTGCCGGCTGTTACCGGAATTGCTGAATTAGTGGTATTAAATTGAACAAAATCAGATATTAAACCATAGGTGCCTAAATTTAAATTCTGTGTGGCCCCAATATATGGCACATAGCCTCCACCTCCACCACCTCCACCGTTTTCAATATTCCACCATATTTTTTCAATGGCTGATAAAATAGTATCGCTTGCCGTAACTGTTCCTGTTATTGCTACAAATCCGGCTAATGTGGTGGCTAAAACTCTGGCTGTGGTAAAATATAATCGTGTTCCCTCGGCTATTGCTGTTGTGGTGGATCCTATTGGTAGATATAAAGTATTAGCCGTAGCTACTGTAATAAAACCACTTGGATTACTTGCCAAATAGTAATTATTATTATCTAATGATCCATCCCCTTTTAAAAATTGTGATGATGTGCCACCTGTAACCTTAAATTGTGCTGCTCTTAAAAATCCATTTTGATCAATAAATACGTTTGATCCACCACCAAAACCATCTGAAATCTGCTTTTCACTTGCCGTTAATATATCATTATCTATTAATTTTAATAGCGCTTTGTAGGTGTCTGCAACAAGTTTACCGGTTAATGTAGCCATTTAATATTGCCTTTATATTTCGTGCAATTTAGGCAAAAAATCGTTTAAAAATTTGTTGGCCGATTGCTAACAATATGAGGATAATTAATATCTGATTTATTAATGTTTGAATCCATCCTATTTTTTTGGTTTCGGATTCCCTGTAAATAGTCTTTGTGATGTATCTGTATTCTATTCTATATTCATTGCTATTTATATAAGGATAATAATTAATAGTGGCCTTTAGCTTGTTTTTTTCTCCACTTATGATCACTTCACCTTGCTGACCTTTTATCCTCTCTCTAAATGGCTTTAAAATGCCATTGGAATCGCATGGATTAATAATTAATATGGTATCTTTTAACTCTTTGTATTCGGTAATTATTTTAGTGATCACTACAGAATCTTTTTGATCAGTAAACACAGGTGATTGCTTGACTGATCTACATGAAAAGCTAAAAATGATTAATAAAAATGCAAGATATTTCATGATTGAAAATATAATTTAGCCTCTGCCATTCTTCTAATGGTTAATCCGGTTAATGTTTTGCCCCCTGATTTATTCCATTTTAAAAATTCATCTTTTATTGTTAGATCATTGGGATCCTTATTTACCTTTTTTAATAATGTAGATCCTTTTAAATTGTTTGGCCCTACATTATAGCAAAATGAACATAATGCACTAAACTGATTGCTGTTTATATCATCCCTGCAAAATGAATCTACTGATTTTTGAAATGGTTTTAATAAATCCAACAATAATTCTGTGGCTTTTTCCTCTGTGATTGCAGGATCGGTTAATTTTACCTTATTTCCATCTGGATAAAAGGTAGATCCATACCCAATTGTATTAACTCCGGCAGGACATTTGTATGGTTTTGATTTAAAACCCTCAAATTTTTTAATTAGATCAATTCCAAATTGATTGCAAGATGTTATTTTCACTTTATTGGTTTTGTTTTAATAACCTTTGGCGCTTTTGCTATCTTTAAATTGTGATTTTCTACCCTTAAACCTTCAATTTCTATGGTTAATTCATCCACCTTTTTGCTCAATTGATCCACTTTAGCTTCCAATTTTTCATTCATGGCAGTAAACATATCAATAACTTTCTGGGAGTTTTCTAATTGTATTGTACTTATATCGGCATTTTCTTTTCTTCTACCAACGATCCATCCTATAAATGCTGATCCTGCTGATGTGATAATGCCTATGATTGCTTCCCTTGATTCCATTATTATAATTGTTGAATTTTATTGCTGATTTCTACTATGCCACGAAAATAGGTATAATCTGAATCCTCATCAGTCAAATAGGTAGTTCCTTCATTTACGCAGGTAAACACAGAAAATCCATCAGCTGACAAATCAAAATACCCTGCTGATCTGGTTCTAATTAATTGTAATATTTGTGAAATTGCTTGATTGGCCTGTAGTTCTCCCCCAGAATCGCCACTAAATCTTGTAACTACTTCTATTCTTGTTAGAGTTTCAGTAATAAAACTTGTTTGATTAAAATCAGCTTCATTAGTACTAACAGAATAAACATAAATGTATGGGTAAACTGATGTGCTTGGCACCCTGTTAAAAACCGGTAACACCGTAGCATTTAATGTAATGGTTCCTGTTAATCTGGTAATGATCGCCTTGCGAATAAATTGGATAGCCTCTAACATTATTTAGTCAATTGTTTAATTTTATTATCTAACCTAACTTCTAATTTATTTAATTCCTTTTTTATGTTTGTAAAAAAAAATGGTCTTGCAGGTAGTACTACTTCTTTAATTCCCTTTCCTTTAAACTGCGCTGCGTAACTATCATTAAATCCTAATACCTTTAAATGGCTTAAATCTACCTTTCTACCTGTGCCAAATTCAACGTATGGCGCATAAGGTGCCTTGGCAAATATGCTAACTCTATTTTTTCCTACCCTTTCAAAAAAGATACTTTGCATTAAATTGCCTGTATCTTTTTTTACATCTACTTTCATTCCCTGTACAGCAAATGCAGCTGTGTAGGCCAACTCATTTGATAATTCCTGTGCTGCCAATTGGCCCAACTGTTGGATTTTTTTCTTTAATGAATTTAAATCCCCTTCATTAATAGTTATGCCATCCTTTTTAGCCATTACCCTTCAATCTTGGTAGCTGTTATTTTAACCCAAAAATTTTCAATGGTTTGGTATCCAGAATTAATCCTGTATGTGGAGGCATTTCCTTCAACCTGTAATATATCCTGATTTTGAATTAGATCAGCTGTTGGCCTTCTAATCGCAATATCTATTTTTGTTTCAAGTGATCTGATCCCATTCTTTGCTGAAATATCCCCAGATGTTTCCAAAACTTGACACCAATATGTACCAATAACAGCTGTGGTAGATGTCCACCCACCATAACCATCAGCAGTTTTTGTCAATCTGCTAACTATAATTCTTTGCTTTAGATCACCTGATGTTAATGCCATTATACAAACATTGCTTTATACCCATTTAAAATACTTTGTGCTGATGATGGTACATCCTGCACTATGGTTCCTGTAACGTAATCAGTTCTATTATCGTAATAAGTACTAACCATCATTAACAATGCCTGTTTTAATAGGCCATCATTCATGCCGGCTGTAGTGTAATTAATCTTAATATTAACTGCATCACCTATTAATTCAATGATTTTATCATCTAAACCAAATACATTATATGTCAATGCTGTATTATCAATGGTACCGGTAACACTTTGGATTGATGCTATTGGGCCAAATGGCACATCAATTAACAGATCTAATCTTACAGCCGGTAAATAATAGGTTCTTGTCTTTGCGACTATATCTCTGGACATATAATTTTCGGCTGCTATTCTTGCAGCTGTGATCATAGTTCCAATAAGCGCATCATCAGCTGATGTATCAATCCTAACAAAGTTTTTAACATCACTAACAGTAATAATTTCTGATCCTGTTGTGCTATTTATTTTTATTTGGCGCATTTTTCTTTTTGCTTATAGCTTTTGTTTCGTAAACTATTTTTTCTTCTTTGGTTTCTAATTCGGCCACTTTAATTTCCTTTGTTTCTGCCTCCACCATTACACCAATTTTCTTTTCTAAATAATATTTTTCAAGATCCTTTGGTAAATAATATGATTGCCCTGCAATGTGCATGGTGTTACCATTGCAAACAGTTTTTAATATTTTAACTTGTGCCATGTTAATCTATGTTTTCGGATATTTCCAATGATTCATCATCAATAACCGGATTAATAATTTCCTGTATTTCTTCTACTATTTCTTCAACTTTTTTGGATGATTTAATGGCCCATCCTTTTGATATAAACAATTTTTCAACCTCGGATGAAACATCAAAAATACCGTATGCCTTATAATAGTTAATACCATCATTGACATTTTTTAGCATTGTTATTTTGCCCATATTGTTTTATTTTTTGAACAAATATAAAAGAAAATGGCACCCGAAAATCAGGTGCCATTATTCTATTTGGATTCTACGATTGACTAAACACCAATTGCAGCAATATCCGTAGAGAATACACCACTAACAAAGGCCAATGGCGCATAGTTAGTTAATGCAATTCTTTCAGTTAAACGAACTGTTACAAATCCTTCACGAACGTTAATTCCATCCTCTCTAAAGAATTCTAAAGATAGGTTTTCACGCACCCACATTTGAGTACCCATTGCAAAGTTACCAACCAAATAAGATCCGGCAGTAATTGCAGTATTAACCACTACAGGGATTCCCAAGAATGATGGCTGTAAACCTTGATATACTTGATCTTTCAAGTACTCATTAGTTGTAGCTTTCAATAATAAGATTTTAGTAAAATCTGTAGGGTTAACCATGATGTAATCAGGTGTGTAATTAACCAAAGCTAATTGATTGATTGCAACTGTTAAAACATCAAATTGGTTAGCAGCTGTAATTGTATCTGCGAATGATCCTGCTGCGAATGCTGTCGATGCGTATGAAACACCTTCAATGTTTTGACCTGATCCATTACCATAAAGCAATTGAGTATCCTCAACAGTTAACAATTTCTCCGGCGCACGCGCTGATAAATATGATGTCAATTGAGCAGTATCGGCTAACATTTCCTCTGAAATACGGAAATAAGTACCGATTTTTCTTACGTTTGCATCCTCTGCTGTCAAATCGAAATCTGATTCTGGATATAATCCACCTTGTGCGATTGGTGCTGCACCATTATCATAAGCAGATTCACGCACGAAACGTACTACCTCTGCTTGTGTAGATCCCTGTGGCAATAATTGGCGCACATGGACTGCTCTTGTTGGATCGTACTTAATACCTGCAACATATTGCGCAGGAATAACCTCACCTGTAAAGTTGTTAGCTACAGTCATATCACCTGCTTTGATTTCAAATGCAGCTGAACGACTTTTGCCATTAATCATACCTTCTAAAGCACCTTTGCTGATTCCTTCTAACAAACCTTGCTTAAATGATTTCACTGTTGCGCCACTTGCTGTTTTTTTAGCAGCAATTTCAGCAGCATCAATGCGTGAATGAATTTCAGTGAATTTAGTTTCTAAATTCTTGATTTCACTTTTCAATAACTCATCAGCCTTTCCTGTTGCGCTTGCAACTGCTTGGCCTTCGGCTTTTTCAATTCTTGAATCAATGGCTGAATTTAATTCATCCAATTGTTTTTTTATATCCTCTGACATAGTTTTTATTTTTTTATACTTGTTTTTAAATAATTAAATATTTCGGAAATGTCCTCACTTTTATCTACCGGCAATGTGGCATCTGGTGCCGGCACTGTGGTAATGTCAATAAATAATGATTTCAATTTCATCAATTCACCTTCAATTGCGTATCCAAGTTCATCAGATACATTTTCTTTTTTGATCATTTTTGCCAAAATATCAAATCGCTTTCCTAATAAATCCTGATCTATTAAACCTTTGGCATCTGTAATCATAGCTAATGGATTTGCTGCTAATGTAACGCATGAAATCTCATATAACTTTACTTCCTTCAATTCACGCACCCCATCCTGTCTGAATGATTTTACTATAGGCATAATCCCTACACTATTCTCATTAATCACCCCACTTTTCATTAGTAACAAAATATCTTGGCCCATTCTTGTCATAGGTATTTCAGCGACAAAATATAAACCATTTCCATCCTCACGCAATTCTGTAAACTTACCTAATGGCTGATCAATACGGTGCTGATTGCAATAACGCACTCTGGATCCGTTTTCGTTTAATGTCTTGGTGTATGCACCGGCTAAAATAATGTCATTGTCTGAATCGATATTATTAAACACTGATCCATAGCCTTTAACAATACCGTTTGATTCATCAATATCCTCTAATCCTATGGATGTTTGTTTGAAAATCATATCGTTTTACTTTTTCTCAAAATTAGTT